ATAACTCTGTGCTTGATCAGCTATCTTTTTCAAATCCCATAAATTACAGAACTTGATTAATCTTATACCTACCTGGCCGATGTTTTTTTGTTCTGCGGTTGCAGTAGAAATGGTATTTGTAATTATCTCTTTGATATCGTCTGGTTGATGGGTAAGATCAATCAATCGGCGGTTGCGTTCATAATCTTCTAAGACTCTGTGTTCTTTGCCTTCGTGATCAGTCCATCTCTGAAGCATGAGATTATTCCACGCCCATCCTTTGGTGCCACGATCTTCGAACGCTTCAGTAAGACCCACTTTTTTGCTCGTGCCTTTAGTACGCACACCCGGATACGCTGAGAAGACATTATCACTGGTATCACCACGCATGCATTTTTCAAATAACAGCCATTCTGGATTTGGTGCTGCTTTTGGTTCTTGTGTTTTTTTGTCAATGACTGGCTTGCCTTTGTCATCAAATATTCCTTGATGTGTGATTACATGTTCCATGACACCGTTGTACTGTGTGACATTAGGTGCGATCAATTGCACGAAGTCTGTGTCTGTGCTGATGATCACATGATTGTCATTAGGATGTGTTTGTATCCATCCTGCAATTAAATCATCTGCTTCTAATTGCGGATTTTGTAATACAGTACAGTTAGTCTTGTCTGTGATAAATTCTTTGAATGTATCAAATGCTTCCCAGAATACGCGATCCTCTTCCTGTTCGCGTTCTGTATGTGCAGCACGAGCATCTGATCGATTACGCTTGTAAGGAGCATAATAATCCTTTCGCCACGATCTACCTTCTAGGCAGAATATCACATGACTGCCATTAAACTGTTGCCAGGCTTTGCGAATACTGTTAAGCGTGATATGAAAGGCCATACCTAGCTTGATATCAGCATCACCGTTGATAACGTGTCTCGCACGAAAGAATGTGTTTGCTGTATCGACTAAGATATATGTCATAGATTATCTTTCTTCACAGTTTTAATATCAATAACGCCTGTGTTTACAGGACCGCCAAAGTCACCATCGACTACTACATTAGCACACAGTTCACGAAACCAACGATCTACGATTTCTTCGTCTTTGTCTCCGTCCTCACCGTATCCCTCTTGCTTTAATTTTAGCACAAAATGGTCATTCCAGTCAAGCTCAAAAAAGCCATTACGGATGTTATCTTTATTAACATGGGTTTCTAGTACACCTACCCACGGTTCATTTTTTCGAGTAGCTCGATCTTTTGGTGATAGTTTGGCCTGTGCTTCTGCTTCTGTAGCACGTTCAGCAGCCGCAGTGGCTGTTTTGGCTGCTTCAGCAGCTTCTGCTGCGACGACCATAGATCGTTCTGCTTCTGCTCTAATCTTGTCAATACCAAATAATCGTTCTATAAATTTTTTCATTATTTTATTTTCCATCCTATTTCATGATATAGACCTAGAATGTCTAAATCGGTTATTCTCTTAATATAAAAATGCCAAGTTTTTGCTACTTTGTTTCGGCGCAAGGACATATAGATTCCTTTGAATCTCAAGGTCCACAAAGAACTATATCTATCATTGCTGTAATGATAGTTAACATTCTTCATCAAGTACCCCATTCGTTTTTAAACAGTGGGACTTGTAACCGGTCACTATAACGTAAGCCGTTTTTCATTGCTAGTAATGCTACATTCTTATTGTTTAATGCGTAGACGCTTTCTACACCACCAACTGGCATTAGATAAACATGCCCTGTAAATCCGACCGCACGATATTCTTCAGTCGCACGTTGGGCATCTTCGAAGTCTTGTTCTGTAGCAATAACAAATTTTAAGTATGCTGTGCCAACTTGTTCATATTCACAAACAACTTCTGGTTTGATAGCTTCTTCCCACTTCTCGCCACTGCAAGGAAGTTTAGCACTTACTGAAAATGTAATTTCTCTTTTGTGGTCATCCGTGTGTCCAGCCCATGCACTTAGGTAATGTTTGAATTCTGGAGTAAGTTTTTGAGTACCGTTTGTTTCAAAGGTGATCTCTTTAAGTCTGTCCATGCTAGGATGATCTAGTAACTCCGGATAAGCACGTTGCCACCCTAGTAGAGGTTCACCGCCAGTGATAACAAGATGCTCATCTTCCCAACGACGGTGTGGAAGTATTTCCATAATACGATGTACAATTGCATCACTAGTAAGCATAGGCGATAAATCTTTAAAGTCTGGATGCCACGATGCATAACTGTCACAACCTGTACTAACTAACGGCAAGTCTTCATATTTGTTAAACATGTGAGCGACTTGACCTAGGTCTTCAGCTTCGGTGCTTAACTCACCCCTAGGCATGCCAAAGCCTGCACATTTGAAGTTACAGCCGAATGTGCGTAAGAACACAGAAGGAACACCCATATAACGTCCTTCACCTTGTATGCTGTAAAACAGCTCTGCAATTTTAATTTTACTCATAGTTTATTATACACTCTTTTTTTCTAAAAGCCAAGAACCGTCTCCCCGATCCTTCCATTCTAATATGTCGCCCTCTTTCCAACCTGCTTGTTCTAATAGGTCTGGAGGAAATGTTAAAATACAATCTCCAGTAACTGAATCTTCTTCTACAGTCAGTGTCCATGTGCTCATGTTCTTACCTTTGCTCTATCTTGTTCTTGATCACGTTGTTGATCTAATCGGTCTTTGATTATTCTTCTGCACTCTGCACGTACTTCGGGAGGCACATCGGGCAGAAAATCTACATCTCTGCAGCTGATCCATTTCTCATTGGGTTTGTCCCAATAGATCATTGCCATTAAGAACATAGTCAACAACACAGCAATCACTATCGAGATATCTTTCATATGTAATCGCTGACTAATATTTGACACATCAATCCTTCACGTTCGTCTTGAAATCGAAAATTCATATAATTTTCTGTGATTTCTGTAGTGTACTTATATCCCGGAAGACCAAAATGTTCTATGACTGATGCAGTGATTTGATTCCAGGTGAGGATATTATTTGCCTTAGGATTCCACGGTATATGCACAGTTACCATTTTTTGTAATTACCTCGTTCCGGAATCACATGTCGAACACCGCCTCTAGGGTCTTCCATATCTCCTTGTCGCCTGGGAATAAGATGTACATGAGGCCAAGCACAGGTTTGTCCAGCAACAGTGCCTACATTCATTCCTACATTAAATCCATCCCATTCTCCGTTTTCTATACCTTTGAGTCCTCGAGATACAGCATCTATGACAGCATCTCTGAGAACATCAACGTTATTATATTGCGGTACATATAATTTATGCCCGGGAGTAACTGGATACGCATCATTAAACACCTTGACATGAAAATCTTCAATTTCGAGATCAGTCCAAGGTGCGTTAACACTATCATCTATACAGGCTGGTTCAGATTCTATGATTTTTTGCGCAATTTTCATCTTTGAAAATCCTTGCGCTCTTTTGGAAGGTCATCTTCCTTGATCACAAACTCACGACCACCTATGCTACCAAAAAATACACGAGTGTTTTCTTTATACACCATGCGTATCTTTAGTGTTTGAAATGCTACTTCTAACAGTGCTTTTGGTCGATAATTTAATACATGCGCATCTACGTCTTTGCCGTTATCGGTACAGTGTAGTTTTATCTTGACATCGATCATTTTGACCACCATTCTTCCCAGGGAAAATCAATCCATACATTGTTTTCAGCCTTGTTGACTTCCATACCTGTATAGTCCATCTTAACACTGCATTTGCTGGCAAGATTATCTACGATCACAGCAAACTTCACATTATTATTCCATACTTCGTCCCAGGATGGATCGTTCGGAAAGCAACCGCTTTGCCAATCGTTGACGATCCAATCTAATGTAGCCCCAGTATCATTGATATCATCTACGATCAAAATGTTTTTATAGGTCGATGCTTGATCCGATAAATCATTGGCTGTGTCTGTGCCTTCAACGTCTAATAATCTATGTTTGCTCTGCGGACCCAACGCATCTTCGGCCATCCACAGATTAGATTCTGCAGCATCATTGTCTCTGAGACTCACCCCTAATGCATGCATAGGAACGTTGAGATATTGACTGATCATCACTGCAGGAATTAAACCACCGCGAGTAATACCTACTATGTAATCTGGTCGCCAATCACTTAATAATATGTTTCTACAAATTTTATTGACCATGTGAGTCAATTGATCATATGTTATTGGCAGCTTGTTCATGTCTATCCTTGAGATACTGTTCGTGCTGTATCCATTTATTGTTGACTAAAAATCCCCATTCACGACGATGAGGTCCTGGCATAAACAGTGTCCAGGCAGTAACGCCTGGTTTTAATTCAATTCTATGATAACTGTTGGACCTGCAGATGCGAAAATGACCAGGTCCACGCCAATGCTGTGTCTCGCTGATCTGTTTTCCCGCAGAATCAAATACGGGAGTCCATTCATAATAACCGCCTCGTAAGATTAATGTAGCATAAGGCCACGGGTGATCATGTACATCATCTGGATCACCTTTTAGGAATTTGTGTAGAAAT